TGTAAAAGATGTTGTACAAGCAAATATATTAGCTAGCACAAGTGACAACGTAGGTAATGGAGAAATTATTAATATAGGTAATGGTGATAATAAATCTATACAGGATATTGCTGATATATTTGGAGGGCCATTTGACTATAAGCCAAAAAGATTAGAACCATTTAAAACTTTGGCAGATAATACTAAAGCTCGAGAGCTTTTAGACTGGAAACCTACTGGAAATGTAGAACAGTGGCTTATAAATTATTTAAATAATGAAGGTTTGCGCAACAATCCCAATTAAAAGTAATTCAACTAGAGTTAAAGATAAAAATTTTAAGCTTTTAGGTGATAAGCCCTTATATCAGTATATTATTGATCATTGTATAAAGGCAGAATGTTTTGATAGTATATATGTTGACACTGATAGCGAAGATATAAAGCAGTATTGCTTTGAAAATACGGTAAACTGGCTCGAGCGTAAACCAGAACTTACATTAGATACTGCAAACGGTAATGATGTATTTCATTATGATATAGATCATATAGATGAGTATGATTATTACTTTCAATTATATGCTACTGCGCCCTTTCTTAAGCCACTCACTATTCAAGTGTGTGTAGATAAATTAACACATAGCTCAAAACATGATTCTATACTTACAGCTACAGAGGAGTATGGTTGGTTTTGGTTTGAAAATCAGCCAGTAAATTATCAGCCTAATATTCTTCCTAGATCACAAGATGCTTCGCCAGTACTTAAGGAAACAACAGGGTTATACGGTATATCTAAAAGGGCGTATGATAGGTTTAGATGTAGGGTAGGTGCTACTCCATATTTCTATATAATAAAGGACAGAATGGAGTGTGTTGATTTAGATACATATGATGATTTTGAGGTCGCTCAGCAATATGCAAATCGATTAAGATCTAATCCGTATATATATGATGATGAATAGTAAGAATAAACTCGAAAAAATATATTCATAACTTATGAAAAAATATTTCTTAACATTTCATACTATATTTATTATGGATGAAAATGTAGAATGGATGGAAGAATGTTTCATTTATTATCTTAATCTCGGTTTTGAGCATTTTTATCTATATGATAATACTGGTTCTGTAGGTCGAAAAACCGTCCGCGGAGAAAATCAACCTGAAGGTAAGCGTGGATTGTGTGATGGAATCGAGCGTGCTAAACATCCAGATATCACTAAATACGGTTTTTCAATCGTTAAAAAAAATCCAGATATTTGGCGAGATATTTATGATAGATATAAAAAATACATTACTTATATAAAATATCAACCGATATGTAAACGAGGAAACTTGGAGGGACAGGTATATTATCATCAAAAACAAAATATAATTGATTTTATTAATGAATACAGGCATGAAACCGAGTGGTGTTTTTTTGGAGACTTTGATGAGTTTATTTTTAGCCCAGTTAATGATAAACTCATCCCGTTAATTAAAAGCTCTGTTACTCTCGGACATCAGTTTGGTCATGACGACAAGAGGCGAACGTTCTTGTCAGTCAAAAAATCTGAACTCGCGGCAATTACATTTCATCAAAAAATCTTTTTACATAGATATTTAACGACAGAGAAATATCTTACACAAGAATATCAGTGTATTAATAACTTGTCCGATAAAAGTTTTGGTGGTCATAAAAGTATTGTTAATTTAGATAACGTTCAAGAGGTTAAGTCTGTACATCATTACCGTGGTATGAAGAGAATTATACCAATACAAGAATGGAGATTTAATCATTATAATCTTTGTCCGAAACGCCAACGAAAAATAGATCAACACAAAGCAGAATGGAAATACGAGCTGAGTACTGATAGTAGTATGAGTAGATACCGGGATTTATTTTGTGAAACTTGATATTATATATACATATTTTAATCAAAAAGAATATACTAGAGAAATGCTTTTGTACGTTGATAAGTATATTGATAAGGATCTCTTAAAAGATGTTGCTTTTACAATAGTGGATGATAATAGTGAATATCCATTGATGGACTACTTACCGGATCTTAATAATTTAAATTTAAAAATATATAGAACCGATTTTGATGGTTATAATATAGCAGGTGCTGTGAATTTAGGATGTATAAAAGCCGAAACAAATTCTGTTGTATGTTTAGATATGGATATGATTATATATAATAATTTTGTTAAACGTTTATTATCTATAACACCTACAGATGAATATCATCATAGATTATATTTAGAGAGAGCTCATAAGGTTGACTTTGTTTTAGGTAAGATTTATTATAAACTATGCGGTTGGCACGGGTTGACTACAAAAGCAAACCGTATAAAATATTTACATGATGAAAGATTTTCTGGTAACTGGGGATATCATGGAGTATTTATGAGAGATTGTATGAGACATGATGGTATAAAAGAATTACCTATACACGACCAAAGGGTTATCATGTCGCCGCGAGTATATTTAAATAAAGAACTTGTATTTCCTGCATCCGGATTGGAGTATCGTAAGCATAGAACAGCTGGGGAGACACCTGATTTAACTAGAAAAAAAGATGCTAACAAACCTTTATATGATAAACTACTTAAACAATTAAACGACGGTACATATAAACCATATAAAGCTCTTAATTTTAATTACGAATTAATATATAAAAATTTTTAATATGAAAATAGCAATATTAATGTTTGGACAACCTAGGTTTTTAGAATATACCATTAACCTAATTAGAGAAGAATATGAATTACCAGGGCATGATGTACATTATTTTGCTCATTTTTGGGATAAAATTGGATATATACCTCACGGAGAAGAAGAACCTTACGACCGAGAAGACCTGTATACATTGATTAAAAAAAACTTACCGGGATCTATCTTACCTAATAAACCTGAGGAAAAGAATATAGTGATAACTGGCTACGACGAGTTAGATGTAACTATTGACAATTTATTAGGGTATGTAAAAACTCATGATAGACGATTACCAATAACTATACATGATCCAACCGGATTGAGATACAAATTCGGACAACACTGGAGTATGAAAGAATGCTTTAAACGCATAAAGGCGTATGAAAATCAAAATAATTTTCAATATGAGATTATTATTAAAGTAAGAACAGATATCGTATACCAACCGAAAGAAATGTATAGGAGTGTTAAACAATATAATCATACTAAACAGGAAATGTATACAAATTTATGCATTGACACGCCTTTAGTGAAATGTGCGGCATTAAGGTATGTTGATTTAACAGAAAAAAGAAAAGACAGAGCTAAAGAAGGTTATAATCAAGGTATATATTACTTTTATAATAACCATTTTAGAATAGATAAACACCTACAAACAAACCATAATTGTGAAGAAGAAGTAGGTTGGATAAAACATATAGAAAATTACAATAAAAGACTAGCATTTAACGACTGGTCGTTAATAGCTAATAGAAAAGGAGCAGAAATAGTGTTTGGTAACTGGTTTGAAAACTATTTTTTAACTTTATCAAAAGATATAAGACATAATTCAACAACTAGTTTTTTTATATCACAATCTGATCATAGTATACAAGGGCAAATGTTATTAAATTATAATTTAGCAGCGTGTAGAATTGTTCCTAGAAGAGATGTGAGGTTGCTTCATCCAAAAATAATTAAAAAAGATGTAATAGTTGGTAATAAAATTTTAGCTGAATCAGAATCTCAAATTAAAAAAGATATTTTAGAACACAAATTTCGTTAATGCGTAAAATCTGTCATATAAGATGTAATAATAACTATTGGCAAAAATTAGATCTATCCAATTTATCTCCTCGATGGGAAGAAAATAAAAATCAGTTTAGTTATTATACACAAATACTAAACTTATGGGATAAAAATTTAAAAATAAAACATCTACCCTTTAGAAAACAAATTCGAGATTTAATTCTTGATCGTATTTCAAATATCGGTTATTTTGATATAATTTTAGAGAGCAACCAACATTGCGAAGAATATTTTAATAAACATACGAGTAGTGATATCTTATTTTATCAGCAAGATGATGATGACATTTTTTTATGTTTACCAAAACTCGATGAACTATCTGATGGTATTAATATTTTTAATTATTCTTTTATAGATCCAGTTGGTGGTCGTAGAAAAAAAGGTTATAAAACTCGAGTTTTTGGTTTTGACAAACCAACACGCACAATACAAAGTAATCATAGTTTAATTTATAATAAGAATAACTATATTGATATTATAAATCATAAATTATACAAAGCAGGTCATACTTATTATGATAAGTTGGCACAAATGTATAAAAGTACTATTTTTGATTATCCTATATCAATACAATTTTATCACTTACATAGTATTTCTCTATGGAAACATCATTTTAGGAAATGTAAACGAAATTATACTGAAAAAGGCATATTTATTGATTATGTTTCTAATTATATAAAAGAATTAGATCTTTTATGTAATACAAATAATAAAGATATACCTTTAATCAATGATATCAATAACCTTTATAAGCAATTATTATGATATATATCGGAGCATGGCATAAAACAGGTATAAACATAATAAAAAAGGTTTTCAGGATGTATAAAGAAAAGGTACCAGAGTTTGATTTTAAGTTTAAAGACAAATTAGAGCAAGGGTTTAATCATCATATAATAGAAAATGCTAAAGCTGTACTTTGTATACGAAACCCGTATGAAACAATAATGTCAGGTATGAGATATCATCAAATTACAAAAGAAAAATGGTACAAACGACCTCAAGAAGAATATAATGGTTTGAGCTATCAGGAACATATATGTAATATTGATTCTATTGAAGAAAAAATATTATTTGAAATGAAAAATACAGCATTTTTAACTATCAACGCCATGTACAATCTTATAAAGGATTGTACTGAATATGAGATATATTCAAAAGTAAATACCCCATATAATATAAACAAAAACATTATTTTTTTAAAAATAGAGCAATTTTGGACCCAACAAGAACGAATTAATATAGTTAATAATATTACTTCCCATATACCGGTTATAGATAGAACCATAATGACAGACTGTATAGAAATATGTGGTAGAAAAAAATATAATAAAACACATTTAGGATTTAATTATACATATCAAGATTACTTTACTGATTCATTATATGAGGAGTTTAATAATTTATTTCCTTCAGATTTGTTTGACGTTTTAGGGTATTTACGTAAATAAATATTATGATACCGTCTACAAACGAGGTTAGAATAGAAACATCTACTGCTTGTAATGCGGGATGTGTTTTTTGCCCTCATCCCACTGAAGATTTTATTCGCAAAAGAGAAGTAATGTCTTTAGATGATTATAAATTTTATTTAGATAAAATATTGAATGAAATAGGAGATCAAATAAAAGAAACTACATTTTCTGGGTTTGGTGAAATTTTTATAGACAAAGGGATTGTCGAAAAGATTGCTTACGCCGGCGAAACGGACCTACTTATACATCTTTTAACAAACGGGTCTATGATTTCCCCAGAACGTATAGACAAAATATATGAAATTGGAGTTAAGGATATAAGAATAAGTCTTCATACCACAAACCCAGACAGTTATGGTAGAGTCATGAATTATAAATCCTCGGGGTTTGATTTCAATTCAGTCATGAGAAATGTCAATTATGCTATTGAAAATAAACCAGAGGAAACTGATATTATAATTACAGCTGATATAGTTGAGGAGAATAAAGAAGATGTAGAACAAATGATTAAAGATTTTGAAGACAGATGTTCTCTTGAAGTTTGGTATCCTCATAACTGGGTTTATGGTAAGATCTATAGAGATAAAACTACAGAAAATACTTTAAAAACATGTGGCAGACTGTTTAATGGGCCTATACAAATTCAAATAGATGGAGATATAATTATGTGTTGTTTTGATTTTAATAATGAACTAGTTTTAGGTAATTTTAAACATCAAACATTAAAAGATATATTTAACGGGGAAGTTTTTCAAGAACTTCTTACTCATCATACTAATGGTACTTGCCTAGAATCAAATTTTATTTGTAAAAATTGTGATCAACTCAAAGATAAGAGTGATATTGTTATATATAACAATAGAGTAACTGATAAACAAAAACGATCTAACCAGACTAGCACAATACTGGCTAATTTAACTAATGTCTAAATATCAAACAATTTCTGACTGGTGCATTCTAGCTGATGAAGAAGATTGTCATATGCTCAATCATGCTAAAACTGAAATACAATATTGTAGGTGGCATGAAGGGTATGTAGATGATATCATAATACCGTACTTTTTAACATCTAATAGACGAACTGTTATTGATGTCGGTGCGAGTTATGGTTGGATGGCTGTCTCTTTTGCAAAATATTTTGATCAGGTAAAATGTTTCGAGATTAGAGAGGATATAAGATACGCCCTTAAAGAAAATACTAGTAGGTTTTCTAATGTTGAAATATTTGATTGTGGTTTAAGTGATAGTAAAAGAAATGTTAAAGTGCAACTTCGTCCCAACACCGGTGATTCTCGTATTGTTTGTAAATTCGGGAAGCCAGATAACTATGGACCAGTTGTAGAAACACCTAATGGTCTCTTAGTAGATACACTTGATAGTTATAATTTTAATAATGTAGATTGTATAAAGCTTGACGTTGAAGATCATGAATATTATACATTGCTCGGTGCGTTGGAGACTATAAAAAAATGGAACCCGGTATTAATTGTTGAAATAAAACCAGTAAGAAACAGACATATAAGTTTTTTTAAACCAAGGCAGCGTATTTTCAAACTATTACACTCTCTTGATTATCGAATAGCAGATGTACGAAGAGCTGATGTTATATTTACCCATAAAAGTCTAGATCACTATAATGGTTTAGACCTGTAACATCAATTGATGTATCTTCTCCTCTATTTAACCAAGAAGCCTTGCATTTATCTTTCAGATATAATCGAATGTATCTTCTTTTCTTTCCAATTAAATGTATGTTATTATATATAGCTGTGTCTCCCCACAAAACGTCTTGTTTTTTATAACTTATCAAACCATCTTCTACTTTATTTACTTTATCAAAAATAAGAGTTCTCAAATATGTTTCAAACCAAGTGTTATATAGAAAATATGCCGCAGATCTTGTCGCAGCTATAGTATTAATATCATATCTAATATTTTCATATATATTTTTGGCTTTAACTGTCACGCCTGGTATATATTCTTTTAACGGATAATATTTGAATTTGTTTTCTTCATGTATAAATTTTCGTGTTTTTAAATTTGTTACTAATGCAAGATTTGTATCTAATTTCTCACATGGAATAATATAGTTTTCAATTTTATTTTTGGGATTTTCATAAATATAATCACTTTTTGTTCTTATAACAATATCGTATTTAACATTGTGTTTTTGCTCATACTCTTCCATTAACATATACGCCCTTTTATTACTAAGCCATTGACCAAATTCGTATCTATCTTTATTATGTATATTTCTTAATTTTATCTTCTTACTCGCTAAAAAGATATATATGTTTTTTAATAAAAATGTTAAATCGTTTAATTTAGAATAGTCTTCAATTTTATATTTTTTAGGTTTTAAGTGATTTATATATTCTTCTAATTTATCATCGGTTACATGTTTTTCTAATTTTTCACACGCTGGGGAAAACCCCGTCACATTCCAAAAATGTATAAAAAAATCAACGTGTACGTTAGGTATATTAAATTCTTCTTTTATTCTTTTATATGTTAAATTTAAGAATCTAGGCTGAGCACATAATAAAACAGCTATTTTCATGTTTGGATCTTCTCCTGTTTAAATTGGTCGCATCTACCTATAAATCGTGGGTGACTCTGGTGAAGAATAGGCCATACTCTAGGTACATTAGTATAATTTAAGATATAGTTTGCTAGTTCGGCATGACTACTACCTTTCCATATTGGTTTTTTATTAGTATACATACCCATACCTATAGGTATTTTTGGAAAATTATTAAAAATTTCATTAAAAACAGTAGTATTACTCAGCATGTAAACGTGATACATCCATGGCTCTTTACGTCGAGGAACAAGAACTAATCTCTCTACAAGTAATGCGCTTTTCTCTGTAACATATTTACAATAAAATCTTAGTGTGCTATTAATAATTGATTCGTCGTCAAATAAGCAATCGGTTTTTAAAATGATAATTAAATCATATTTATCTTTCTCTTTTATAACATGAAAACTTTGCGACATACTATAGAGTTGAGAGAAACACGGAGTGTTTGAATATTTTATAGCGCGTTTAATTTCTTCACACGACATAAAGTCGTTACTAGGTTTAAATTTATCTACATAAAAGTCTAATACATCTTTATTTTCAATTTTATAGTTGACTGGATTAAAGCTTTTTAATAGTTCTTCATGTTGTAAATTAGATTCAATAACACATACATCATCTAAATTAATATTCTTTTTAATTAACTTGTCAATATCTCTACATCTGCGTGTTATATTATCCCACAAATGAAAATAAACATCTATATTAAATTTCTCTTGAGATAGTTTATTGAATTTTCTTATATTCTCAGCAGCATTATTTTGCCAATTTCTAGCTTCTCCATAAAAACATAAAGCTATATTGTACATTATATTTTTTTAATTAAAACCTCTTTATTGTGGGTGCTAAACTCTGTATAAAAAATATCATTCAATTGTATAACCTCGGTGTTAGTTGGTAATCTATTAAACAGATCAGTCTGTATATCCTTTATATCAAAAACACCGTATTTATCGCTAGGTATGTTTACTTGCAAGTGTAATAATACAACACCACCCGGTTTTAAAACTCGTATTATCTCGGAACAAAATTTTGAAGGATATAATGCATGATCAATTACATTAGAAAAAATAAAATCAAAAGAATTATTATTAAAATTTAAATTATGAAAATCCCCTTCAATGACTAATGGTTCATGTGCAACTAGATCTATACCAATTGCATCTCTATTTAAATCTATTAAAGCTTGTACTTCTTGCCCAGTTCGTGCACCTATACATAAGCAACTATCACCAATATAATCTATGTGTTTATTAAAAATCTTTTTAAATCCTGTGAGAAATCTTGGCCATAATGTACTTAACCATTTTTTTCGGCGTACTGGATCAGTAGTTTTTTCTTTTTGTAAATTAATATATTCAATATACTTGTCATTCTTTGATTGTGGTTGTACCTCAGTTAAGACCTCTGGTATAAATTGTTTAAACTTACCTGCAAATTGTGAACCTATTGGTTGCACTCTATTTATATTACTGTAACTTAAAACATAGTCTCCAAATTCAGCATGACTGTGACCTCTCCATTTATATTTTGACCACACTCCCATACCTATAGGTATTTTAGGAAAGTTATTGAACAATTTGCCGAATTGCCTGGGACATGCCATCATATAGCCATGATGTATCCATACTTCTTGTCTTTTACAACGCAAACATATAGCCTCTACAAAAAGATAATTTTTGTTTGTGTTTGATACTTTGTTACAATAGTGTTTTAATATCTTATCTGTTACAGATTTGTCATTAATTTGGCAATCGGCTTTTTGAATAATAATCATATCGTATTTATCTTTCTCTTCTATAACATGAAAACTTTGCGACATACTATAGAGTTGAGAGAAACACGGAGTGTTTGAATATTTTATAGCGCGTTTAATTTCTTCACACGACATACAGTCGTCACTAGGTTTAAATTTATCAATATATTCATCTAGAACGCTTTTATTTTCAATTTTATAATTAATTGGTTTATAATTTCTTAATAGCTCTTCATGTTGTAAATTAGATTCAACAACAAATACTTCGTCTAAATAATTGTTTTCTTTTATTAACTTAAGAAAGCGTTTTTCGTAATTAGGTGCTAACACGTCAAATCTACGCGTAATATCATCCCATAAATGAACATATACATCTATATTAAATTTCTCTTGAGATAACTTATTAAATTTGTCAACAGTAGCCGCGCCCTGCTGCCAATTTCTAGCTTCTCCATAAAAACATAAAGCTATATTATACATAGTAGTTAATAATGACTGTATTTTCTTTTCTGTTCGTTGTAATGTTCAGGCATTTGATGTAATCTATATTTTAGAGTATCTCGTAAATATCCATGTACTTTTACTTTAGCATTGTTTAATAATAGATTCATAAACACTGTATGGTCATTCAATACACTTAAATGTTTCCCGCCACGGTAGGTATATAGATCTGATGCAATTTTTTGTGGATAATTTTCCCATATGTTTTTATTTAATGTTTTTGAATTACCAAAAAATAATGAAAATTCCGGTATTATAAGAGGATTACGCTTGACACTCCATACTTCAATTTTAGGTAAAAATATCTGTTCTTGAAAGTTAGAGTCTTTAGCTATTTTTTTAATATGCGTAAAGTCTGGCTGGCATTTAAACTCTACATCAGTCCTTGTTTTAATAATTAAATCATATTTAATATTGTTTTTTTCTTCATACTCTATTCTCATTAATTGATTTTTACATAAACTGTGCAACTGAGAGTAACCAGGCGTATTAGAATAGTAAATTTGGTTTTTTAATATCTCTTTTGTATCATATCTCGGATTTGGTTCGTTTAAGCTACATACATAATCCCATATGTAATCTATTTCGTCGTCCATTTCATTTTTATCCGCCATATGGCCAACCGTTGGTAAAAATAAATCATCTAATTCCTTCTTAGTTACATATTCAACAAACGGATCCTGAGATTTATGATTACGTTGTCTTTTCGTAACATGATCCCATATATGATAAAATACATCTAACTTAACATCACCAACCAGACCGTAAAAGCCTTGGTATTGTTTTATATCTTCACGAAATTTTTTTAAGCTAGCTGCACCGTATTCTTTCATGCGAGGCTCACCACATATACATATTGCAACATTCATTTTTAATTTAGTTTTTTTATGACTTTTTTGTATTGTTCTTTTAAAGGTATATCAGAATCAGCTAATACTCTAACATGAGGGCGACCTAATATGTTTTGCTTTGTATATTTATTAGCAATCTTTATCATCCTATTACAGATAATCATCCGAGGAACATTAAGCTGGTCAGCGACTTCGCCTTGGTACATATATCCTAATTCCTCGGCAGGTATACTATTTAACCCTAAAACTTCTCCACAAACAAGTTCACCTGCTGACCAATTTACATCTATACCGTCTACCTGTAAAAAAATTCTTGATTTTTTTATCATATTAATAATAGTTCTTAGGTATTGATTTATACATTGTAACATTTCAGGCCCACTCCCAACCATATACCAATCCTTCATGTGTAAATATTGTGTTTTATAATTATATTCGTGCAATTTAGTACATAGAGAGCCGGGTCGAGGTTTTGCATATATTTTATTATCTAAAAGAGTGAAACTATCATAATTAGTTCTAGCTTTAGTCTGATGATCTTCTTCAACCTTGTAAACTTCTTCCAGCCAAACCCGACTATCGGTATTATATGCGCCTTCCCAAATTTGTAGATCTCCATATTTACAAAAAATTCCCTTTTTGTTATTATATAACGCGTCATAAAATAATCGCTTATCGTGTGTATATTCTTTTTTGTTTTTATATAAATCTAAAGTAGTAAATAATACATCCGTTCTAATTCTAAAAATATAATCATATTCTTCTTCTATTAATTTTGCTCCTTCTTGTAATGACACAAATTGACCTAGATAGTATGTTAGGTGGCTTGGTTGTGTAATTTCAAAAATACTTTTTTGCAAATATTTTTTATGCTTATCTATTTTCCGTTGTTGAATATTATTAATAATATCTTCAACAGATTCAGACTCTTTCGTTTTAGATGTATATTCAAAAAGTATTTCATTAGTTCCTGTACTAATTTTTTTTTCGTTTTTATTAAGAAAATTACATATTTTTTCTTTTTCTTTTTGTACGATTTTAAATACTGCTTCACAGGTTTGCTCTAATACGGAATAATCAGTAAATGAATAGCTTTTCGGCTTATACGCAGTTATTATATTTTTTTTATCTTTATCAGTTAATTCATATTCAGGATCGTGACTATGATATGCTATTTTATCCCAAAAGTGAAAATAATAATCTGTAGTACTATTTTCAAAAGTAGTCTCCTGTATAATACTTTTGTAGCTTAATTCCCAAAACCGAGGTTGACCGTATAATAATACTGCTAGTTTCATTTAATAAAATCAGTTAAATTACCCCAGTCATGTTTATCGTACTGATAGTCTCTATTTATTATTTCCATCATTTCTTTATGTTCGGGATGCTTTTTATCAAATATATTATGCTCATCAAATTTTCCTTCAGTAAATGTACCCCAATTAAAAATTCTTGATGTGTATGAATCAAAATTGTGTTGTTTAGCTATTTCAATAAATTCAGGTATGCTTTGATAATTGTTTTTTTGTACACACATATCTAACCTAATCCACGGTAAATTAAGAGATTTTATAAAAGTTAAATTCTTCATTAATCGGTTCCAATCTCCTCCGACTCTAACTTTATCATAATGTTCTTTTATACCAGCATCTAAACTAATAATAGCGCTTATGTTTAATGTATGTATATTTTTTAGTTTTGCCCATCTTTTTTCATCCCATAATACACCGTTTGTTTGTAGTGCTAATGTAATTTTAGGATTAAGATGTGGTTTAATTTTTTTCATTAGTTGAAAAAATGACGGCGCGCCAAATGGATCGCCTGAACCTGTTATAATAAGATTGACGTCATGAGGCTTACTATGAATCATCTGTAATAGTTTATCGTTAATTTTTAATACTTGTTTATATCGCTCCGGAAAGTTTTTTTGTCTGGGTTTTTGTCTGGGGACGGAGAAGTCGCTACGGTTACTGTAAAACTTCATGGTATCTTTCCTGTTGACTGTGGTGAGATTGCTTACTCGATCGTTATAAAATATTTTTTTGCTCCGGCAGCTAGGACATTCTAAATTACAAGATCTATCATAACATAGATTAATAGTAGCAGGGAGATCAGATATCTCAAGGTCCCATTGTACAATTTGTTTCAGTCTTTCACCATGTTTTCCATTTAATATATCAGTACGTTTTGGTAAGGTTTTATTTTGAATCATAGGACATTCTTCCTTATTGCACATACTAAAAGAACCATCTAGAATAGTTCGCCGGAACGCTTTACTGCGATCACTATTCCATTCTTTAGCGAAATCTAATTCTGGAGTAATATCTCCTATTTCGTTAAGGTTAACCCACCGTGGACAGCAATTATATAAACTCTTTTCTTGTATCTCTAAAAAGGTCCATGGTCGGTCACAAAACCTAGTTGCAAGATCGTTTGACATGTGTAATTAATTACAAGAATAAACACTTATTTCAATAGTAATTATGACTACAACTAAGACCAAGACCAAAAGAACTAGAACAAAAAAACTAGATAAACAACTTGATAAAGTTGAAGATATGAATGCGCCTGCAACTAAGACCAAGACCAAAAGAACTAGAACAAAAAAACTTGATAAAGTTGAAGCTCCGGTAAGTGAGGGTTCTATTGGAATTAATCCCATTGAAAATGTAGATATTTATTTTAATGGAGCTGAGTATAAACCAGATAAAAAAGATATACAAGAAATTACATTTTTAGGTACAAAAACATTACAAGCGAAAATTAAAAAAGATCTCTCAGTTTTCTGGAATCCTTTAATATGGGATTGGACTAAAGTACCAGATAAAGAAGCATATGAGACAAAATACAAACGTAAGTGTCAGGCTATTTATTTTAAAGAAAAGGTTTTTGTGGTAGAAAAATCCAAAATTAAAAAAGGTATTGTTAACGATGAGTTTGTTGATACTGCTGAGCTTCCAATTGGTATTGTTGTTTATTGGTCACTTGATACCCAAACATGGGACATGTTAGGTTATAAAGAAACGCTTTTACGCTAATATTTTATATAATGCTAGACACATTATTTGATAAAATATATGTAGTTTGGGGTCGAGATCCTGCTCGAAAAGAATATATACAAAACCATTTACGAGTATGTAATATTGAAAATTATAAATTTGTTCGTAGTATTACTCCAGATAATCTTTTCATTAAAGGTAAAAGAAATAGAAAAATTAGATTTAAAAAAATATGGGACCCTCAAACGCTTGTTTCACCAGTAGTAAATAACTCAGAAACGTCCGAGTATCCAATGTCGTTAGCAGAAATATGCTGTTCGTATGGCCATCTTAAAGCATGGCAAACTGCAGTT